TGTACGCCTGACCATCGGTGCCATTGGCTGTCCTTGAATTATTAATCATGTAGATGCCAAATTGCTTATTACCCAGACCACCAATCATAAATTTGCGATCAGCATGGTCCTGACGTAGCAATGCCTGGGCGCTATCAGTGTTAACTATATTTTTCCCAAAGATAGCGTTGTTATCGCGCATCTGAATCCACATACCATTACTGCTGTTAATAGCAAACCTGTTTGCATAAACCCAGGCGTTAGTTGTTATATCTCCTGTAACATCCAGACCATGCCCCATGCTTATCCGACCAGTTCTGAGATTAAGCGTAAAGGGGCGTAGTGGCCCTATATCACCATTTTCTCCCTCGTTCTCTCGTGTAGGGATGATATGCAGGCATTCTTCAGAACGGCGAAAAATGGCACCAAAAGATGAATTAAATATCCTCAGTGCATTGACTGTCGATATTTTTACTTCACTGCTGAAAAGGGCTTTAACAAGAACAGACAAAGCATCCCATTTAAGATTCATCAGGTCTTTTGTTGTGGTGCTTTGTTTGCTTCTCCATTTGAAATATTCATTGCCGTTGTCGCCTGTTTCAAACCACATGTATGAATCAGTGTCGCTGTCGGCATCATTTTTAAAACCAATCTTCGCCCAGTCAGTATTTCGAATCCAGGCAAGGATTGAGTCGTTTTCAAAAGTAAGTCCACCGGACAAGGTATCGCCTGTCTTTTGAACAGCGTTACCAGCCTTGTTTACCGTTTCCTGTAAACCGACGTTTTGGATAAACAGCGGCTTATTGGGAATATCTGCTCCGTTCCGGTCTTTTGCCAGACGAGCATTGGCATTATCCATCGCAATTTTCACCGCTTTTGCGGTGGCTGCCAACGTTTCACTGGGGCTGTCAGTGGCACTGGTTAGCTGAACGAGTCCTTTTTTGTTCAGGCTGGCATCATAGATATCCAGATTTTCACGTGCTGTACGCTGTGCTGATGCCCCGGCAGTTTTAATTTCGCTGAGGTTATTTTTTATCAGCAGCGCGTTATTGCTCATAATGGCTTTAATGGACAGTGCAAGCTGGTTTAATTTTGTTTTATCCGGTTGAATACCGGCTTCTTCCAGCGTGTTTAATAACTCCGCCTGAACAATATTAAACCAGTCCATGCCGGGCCATGTGATAACATTATTCCCGTCACCTTCTGAAAACCAGCGAACGATAGCACTACGCTGGGCGGATACGGGCGGCATGACGGTTACGCCGCTGTCGTTATCAATATAAAACATTAGTTATCTCCGTCATGGTAAACAAATTTATAAATCTGATGCGCGGGTTTATATTTCTCCAGTAAACATTCCAGCGCACCCGATTCATAAACACGCAACGGCGTCAGGACATTATCCAGCACCGTTGCGTTGCGATAATTTTTAATACCGTAAATATTGACCTGCGTAACCCACTGGCTTTCTGTGGAATCCGTCAGCCTGACGGTAAAACCGTACTGCGCAGCCAGCCATTCATAAAAGCGCCGACTCAGATTGCCGGTCATACGCATTTTATTCGCGGCAGCCCGCTGGCGTTCGGACAGGGTGCCGTTTTCGCTTGTACAGTCCGGCAACCCCAGAAATGATTCCCACTCCCCCAGATACCAGCGGGATGTGGACGGGAAACGCTCCCGCAGCATTTGCCGCGCATCATCCGCCGCACTGGCAATCACGTCACTGATGGCCTGCGCCAGCGCAGATAATTTGCTGTCGGGGCTTTTATTCCAGGCAAGCCCTGACGGCAGTAATTGCAGAAAGGCCGTCTGATAGGGTGTTACAGCCATTCAATTGTCCCCGGTGTTAACAGTTCCGTATTCTCCGAACGCTGGATCTCTGTCGGGAAACGCACTTCAAAATCATCCAGACCGGTAACACCTGCCACCGCACGGATAATACGGGAGGTGGCAAGTGCGCCGCCCGGCGTCACCTCATTAAAAAACATGGTATTAATGGCGTGGGTAATAGCCTGTTTCAGTTCGGCTGTCTTCGGTGATATATAAATCCGTGGATTTACCGGCTTTGCCTTTGGCGCAAATACAGTGACATTTACACCGTCAGGCTGTCCGACAATCAGACCGGTGATCGGGTCAGTATGACCGGCGATATAATCCGCCACGCGTTCCACGTCTGCCGGTTGTGGAAAAATATTGCTCCGGTTATCCATAACAAACGTCACCCCGACTGTGCCACCGCCTTTCCATGTCGGAAAACACCAGGCACGGGTAACGCCGCTGACTTCACGTGCCCAGCGGACGTAATCAAACTGATTACCGCCGAACGGAGGATACTGGACACGATATTCCAGCCGTGACAGCAGCTCCGCTGCACTCTCAATATCAGCTCCACCGGAAAACCCTTTTACAGTGATGGCATCGGAAACAACACAGGCAACCGGGGTGATCAACGTTAAAAGGGTATTCTCACCGGTATTTCCTGCCTCACCGGCAGCCAGTGCGGTAACGGTAATTTCCGTCGTTCCTGCACGGTCAATCACAATGGCATCAGCCAGGCTGTAAACCACACCATCAGCACGCTGCCAGCGTGTACCGGCAGGAATGGTGGTCGCTGCCGATGTGGTGACAGTCAGCGGGCCGCTGGCGGCTGTCGCCTGTTTGCGGCGCACCCCCCAGAACCGGCAGTGCTCCAGCAACTCATCTTCATCTGCTGTCGACGGGATAATCTGCCGTCCAACCCATGAAATATGCTCGTGACAACCGGCAGCAAGGCCCGCCTGAGCATAAGCAATGGCACTCAGCGTTTTTTCACGGGCCTGAGGCCAGCTACCCGGCAGGCGCTGTTCAATATTCTGTTCTGTACGGGCAATCAGCGATGATAATGTCGGTGGTGAATAAGCCATTTAAACCCCGTTAAATGCTGCTTTAAACTCATAAGGAATAACGGAACCATCCGGTAATGTCAGTGCAATGTAGAGGTATAACCAGCCCTGATGTAACTGTTCCGCCCTGACGTTAATCGCACTTACCCGGCCCGCTGTTTTCAGCCATTCCAGCGCCTCTTCGGCATACCCTCTGGCGCGTTCCAGCGTATCCGGTGTGGCTTTTTCACGTGATAACAGCCACAACCGCGAACCGATGGGGCGGTCGCGGTAACTGTCACCCCACCATCCACGGCGATCATCTGAACCATCCGGCAGCGTGTCAGAATCCAGCGAGCGCCGGTCGGTAAACAGGGAGATTGTCACATCGGTTGTCAGGCTGTCGTCGGTCAGCATATCAATGCCATCCTGTGCAATATCGCCGCGTCCGTTCGTCCAGATAATGGCTAAATCGGTCATTGCATTGGCCCCGTGGTTCCGCCGCTATCGCCACGGTGGATATGCTTATCCGTCGATTTGCCATTGATGATGGCATCCGGGGCAGTAATATTGCTGTCGAACTGGCTTTTACCTTTAACGCCCAGACCTTTCTGGATCTCAACGTCGCCGGTAAACGTGGTTCTGGGTGTGTCAACGGTCATACTTTCATCAGCGTAAACCTCAACCGTTTTACAGGTAATGATGCAGCGTCCGTCCTTTGTCAGCCTGATACGATGCCCCTCGTGGTGGTAAATGCCAGCATCACCCGGTTCAAGATTTGTCGGGCGGTAGCGGCGGTCTTCCACCACAACGGCAATCCCCTGATCACGTTGTGCACCCACACAGGCAATCAGCGCCTCTGCGCCCGGCAGAGGAACGCTGAAATGCCCGTAATTTTGCAGGCGCTCCACTTCATCAGATTCCTCATCATCCAGCAGACCAACCTGCAGGTTCTGAACCTTTCGTCCGTCGTTAATCACGTTAACAACGGCACGCGCAAGCATCAGGCGCACACGACGCATCAGCGGCATCAGCAGGCGGTTCATGGCGGAATCATTTACTCTTTCCACGGCGGCGTTTTCTCCGGGTGTCTGCGATAATAATCTTCAACCAGCGCATCAATACCGCCGTTACTGTCGCCGCCTTTCCTGTTTTTACGGTCGCTTTCAACCGGCACCAGAAAGCCTTCGCGTGGTGCAAGGCTGACGCGGGTTTTCAGCCCGTCCTGGTCATTCAGTATCAGGGTGACTTTGCTGACCAGTAATTCCGTGGTTTTGATGGCATATTTCGAGGCATCAATAGTGACCAGCAGGTTCGGCATCCAGAGTTGCCCGTCCTTGCGAGTCCATCCGTCAATTTCTGCCTCAAAGGTGATGGATTTTGCCAGTCTGCGGCGTTGCTCACGCAGGGCGCGGGCCTGTGCATCCTTCGCCGTAATCTTGCTGTCAGCAATGATGATCATCGGTCTGTAACGGGTCACATCACTGTCAGTGGCGGTCCCTTTCCGGGAGACGATACTTTTCGCATCAATATCATCACCCTCAGCACCATTTGCGCGGGCATACCCCTTGACGGTGTATTCGCTGAACCGGTCGCGGAAGTCTTCCTCAAAATCCAGCGTCAGCAGATTTTCTCCGAGAACCAGCTCATCAGTGGCTGTGCTGGCAGCCCGGCTGAATACCAGCTCTCCGGCGGCATTGCTGGTCATCAGTACACCGCGTGCGCGGGAGGCACGCACCAGCGCCTCATAAACGGTTTCTGAATGGTCCAGCGTGAAGCCGGGAAAAGCTGCCGAACTTTCCTTATCGGAAAGCTCCCAGCGAACGGTAACGCCATAAGGAGCGCACAGGTCACGCGCAATCTGCTCCAGTGTGCGTTTTTTCCACTGTCCGCCACTGTAAACGGCAGCACAGTCAATCAGGTCAGCCGTTTTGTCACGTCCGGCGACAGTGATTTTCATACTGTCAGCGGTCATCTGGCGTCGCCGTGAATCGATATAACCGGTGCAGACAATCTGCCCCTCGATTTCGAGCGTGAACTTCTTCCCCGGAGCCAGCCCGGATAAATCCGTGCCCGGTGGCACGTTCACCCCCAGCTCAAAATATCCGGCTACGGATTCAATCGAGCGGGTGACAGAGACTGACGTCCAGCCGGTAAAAAGCCTGCCATCCGTTCGCAGCGTGACGGTATTACTCATTAATCACCTCAATACTGACACCACCGGGAACAAACAACGGGTTGCTGATACCGTTCCTGCGGGCCAGCCGTTGCCAGTTCCGGCTGTTTCCTGTGTAACGGTACAGGGCCACCATTGCAGGCATCGTCTCCGGCAGGCGGTGCGTTTCACTGCCCGCCAGTTGCAGCCCGCGTTTTTCCAGGTCGGCAACAACCAGCAGACGCAGTTGCGTAAGCTGAACGCTGTCTGTCGAAAAGCCCTGCTCAGATGCCGTCAGAATGACGGTATCCAGTGCAGCCCCCAGCATGGCGGCTGTTTTTCCGATATCGGACACACTTTCAAATACCGGGGGCGTGGCTGTACCACTGTCTGAAAAGGATACCTGTGAAAAACCGCCGTCCGGGGTTATGGCAGTTAACTGTAACTGTCCCTGTGTGACGGTAGCGGATGTGCTGCTGGCCCCGATGGCTGTGCCGGTTGTGGTGGACGGGGCATCCAGTACAGGTGCACGGGCGGCATTATCCATCCGGCGACTGAAATCCAGTGCCGCAGTCAGTGCCTGGCTGGCAGCTTCTGCCCGGTATGTCTGCGCCGCTGCCAGCATGACGTAGTTCAGTGTGGCAATATTTTTTTCTGCAACCGGACTGTTGTACGAGGTTGTGATTGTCCCCTGTCTGCCTGCGGTGGCAGCATGGCGACGTTCGAATCGCTGCGCCAGACGGTTCCATGTGGAAAATGCTGTCCGGGTATCGCATAACGATGAAAGTAAGCGTGCAGCAAGAACCGTATTGACGGGGATGTGTTATTCAGTCGGCAGTGCTACGCGCCAGGGGAGCAGTTCGCCGACCCGGTTTATCGGCCAGTCGGCTATGACGTCAAGGACATAGCGGAGGTAGCTTTCTGGCTCCACTCCGTTCAGTTTGCACGTCCCGATCAGGCTGTACAGCAGCGCTCCCCGCTCTCCTCCATGATCCGAACCGAAGAACAGGTAGTTTTTGCGGCCCAGACTGACCATCCGCAACGCATTTTCAGCGATGTTATTGTCCGCCTCAGCCCAGCCATCATCTGCATAGTACGTCAGCGCCGGCCACTGGTTCAGGGCGTATGCGAACGCTTTCGCCAGTTCTGAGTGTCGCGACAGGGTTTTCATCTTTTCACGCAGCCAGCTTTCCAGGGATTTCAGCAGCGGTTTCGTTTTCAACTGACGTTCGGCAAGGCGCTGCTCCGCCGTCATTCCCCTTATCTCTGCCTCGATGGCGTACAGTTCGCCGATCCGTTTCAGCGCTTCCTCCGTCAGGGCTGACGGGGTGCGAACGTGCACATCGTGGATTTTACGGCGGGCGTGAGCCCAACAGGCGGCTTCCGTTATCCGGCCATCCCGGTACAGCTCGTTGAACCCGGCGTATGCATCCGCCTGCAGTACACCACTGAACCCCGCAAGATGGGTCTGCGGATGGATGCCTTTTCTGTCCGGGCTGTAAGCGAACAACACCGCCGGCGCCAGCGTTGACCCGGCGTTACGGTCGTCACGAACGTAGGTCCATAACCGCCCGGTCTTCGTTTTCTTATTGCCTGGCAACAGCACCGGGACAGGCGTGTCATCAGCATGGAGCT